AGCAGAGAGGGCAAAGGTTGCAGAGGGTTGCCAATTAACCAAGAAGGCGCCAGTACGCATTTTGAACAAGTCGTTCATCCAATTGGACCAAGGTCCGTGGAAGAGTGTCTTGAGTCGTCAGTATGACGCCGAGATGTCGAAATACGCCAACAAGGTTGAGTTTCTCATAGGTTCAGAAGCACATCCAACTCGTGATGTGATCTTCGAACACCTGTGTGAAGTGATCCCTAACATTGCAAACGGTCGTCCACTCTCTTTCGGAATCACGGGTGATTCAACTTGGAAGAAGAACCTTGGTGACGTTGTCGAGATGGCTGAGTTGATCAAAGGAGAAACAGGATGTGACGTCTATTTTCAAAGCGTCAGTGGTGCAAGTTTCGAGGGAGATGCTACAGTTGACTGGAAGTCTTTTCAGTGGCAAGCTGAGCAGCTCGTTGGTTATCATTATGACCATCATTTGCATTGTGGAGGTTGGAACGATCGAAAGTTTCACCCAGACAAGGTGAGTGATTTCTACGAGACGATTGCTAAGTGTCTTTCGCCTCCTGGATTGAAGAAGACGAGCTTTGCAGATCCCGAGTGTGAAGAACAACCGCCTAAGGCGACAGTTCATGCACATTCCGTGTCTATTGGACCCGTTATCCCCAAGTCGAGTGGCCTTAGTGGCCTGTGTTTGAAGTTGGAGACAGCAATGGGCTGTATGAACAAAGTGTGCGAGTGGCTTGATGAGATCATTTCCGCGCCCAAGTACACCGTTCCCCTCAAGAAAATTTTTCCAAAGAGAAATCCGGAGAGTACGAAGTCTTCGTGTCTTCCTAAATTTCACAGCAAAGTGCCGGAGGAGAACAAAGAGCGTTACGTAGGTAACCAGATCGAAACTGATGTCAGCGTTGCGTTGATGGATAATCTAATGCACCAGTTGATGACAGAAGACGACACGTATGCCAACCTGACGATCTCCGAGTTCTTCGGAAAGTTGAGTGAGATTAAGAAAGTCGCACAAATTGATCACGATTTTGAATCTGAGTTGAGAGACGTTCTGTTTCCTAACACGATTGTTGAAAACAAGAATCAGCAGCCGATTCCTGGAGCCGTTGGCCTCGGGATGAATCTTGGTCTGAATGCTGTCAACAACAAGACTGCTGTGGTGACTGGCGACGTTTTGCAACGATTTAAAGATTTCGACATGATGTTGTTTGATGACGAAGGAAATCCAGTTTTGGATGAGAAAGGTAACCCTGCCATGAAGTATGTTCCCGCACAGAGAACTGCTGCTGGTATGCGGAAGTCCTTGACCCATCAGCTTGGTAGCAAGTTGGAAAGAACAGCCGACTACGATCCCGAGCATGTGGAGAAGTTTGCCGAGGGCCAAGTGGAAGTCCCGTTTAAGGACATGCCATTGCTTGCGTATTTCACGGAATTGGTCAGTCATGTCGACGGAACAAAACCTACTGCGTA